AAAAGGAAGATAACTAATGGCCGCATTTATGCTTTACAACGCTTCGGTTACCATAAATTCGGTCGACCTTAGCGACCACGTTACGTCGATCACGTTCAGCGAAAACGCAGCTGAACTAGAGACAACCGCAATGGGGGACTCGAACGTCACCCGGATCGGTGGTTTGCTCGACGGAAACATTGACCTGGAATTCAATCAGGATATGCAAACGTCTGAAACTCAGGCAACGATTCGCTCACTCGTAGGGACCGTCACAACGGTCGTCGTTAAATCTGACGCCAGCGCCGTATCTGCGGCAAACCCGTCGTGGACCTTTTCGGCACTTGTCACCGAATGGCCGTCCGTTAACGGCACCGTCGGCGAACTCGCCACGGCGTCGGTTAGCTGGCCTCTTACGGGTGCAGTAGTTCAAGCAGTTAGCTAACAACAGGAGAAAATGATGCTGAGGGCACAAATCCTAGTTACGGACGACCAAAAGGTCGTTCGAACCTATGACGGCAACGGGGCGCTATTCGTGGCGTTCGAAAGAAAGTTTGATAAGTCCATTCTCGAAATGGGTGACAATCCGCGACTCGAACACATTTTGTGGCTCGGATATGAAGCCGCCCGCCGTGTCAATCAGCACGACGGTTTAAGTTTCGATCAGTGGATGGATGTCGGCTATACCGTCGAATTCGAGGTTGACGACGACCCTTTAGACGAAGCAGCTACGCCTACCAGTTAGGAGTCCTGGCGATAGCTACCGGCCAACCACTCGACGTGTTGTTGGAAGTGGATTCTTTAACACTGATGGGGCTCATTACCGCTTACAACGAAAAGGTGAAGGCGGAGGAGAAAGCGGCGAAACGTGGCGCTCAGAAACAAAAATATCGGTAGAAAAACCACAATCGAAATCAAAGGGCTACGGCAAGCTCAACGCATGATGGGCAAAATCGACGCCGACTTTAAGAAACGATTTAAGGACATTCACAAAGGCGCCGCGGACATCATCGCCGACGAAGCCCGCCGGCGTGCACCAGTCCGCTCAGGGCGTCTCAGGCGGGACATACGAACCAGCGGCACCACTAAAGGCGGTGTCGTGCGCGTAGGCCGAAAAAAGTTGCCGTACGCGGGGCGTGTCATATTCGGTGACCCGATCACGTTTAAGGATCGTCTGATGCGTAAGGCACAAACCCGCCGAATCGGTACGCCGTTCATCTATGAAGCAGCAGACGCCAAGTTTCGCAAAGTCGTAGATTATTATGATGACGAACTAGAAGAAATACTTGATGACGCTATAAAGGCGGCGGAACGTGGCAGGTAAAAAAGCGTCTATAAGTATGCTCATCGGCGGCGACGCCTCCGGGTTACGAAAAGCCACAAAGAACGCGTCGAAGTCGTTAAGCAAGTTTTCTAAAAGCTCAGCTAACGCCGCCAAAAAGGTTGGTAAAGCGTTTGGGGCTATGACCGGGGCGATTGGTGTCGCCGCGATTGGTTTAGGCGCCAAAGCTGTCGACCTCGCCTCCGATTTCGATGAGTCAATGTCGAAAACGGAAGCCATTTTTAAGGAAGCCGCCGGCGGTATCACCGCCGCAGCAAAGGACGCCGCAACCGCGGTCGGTATGTCTAAGGGCGAGTTTTTGGAAGCCGCTTCCGGGTTTGGTGTTTTTGGTAAAGCGGCCGGCCTGGGCGGCGACGATCTATCAGACTTCGCGGCTGAACTCGTCAAAACCGCGGCCGACGTCGCGAGTTTCAACAACCTGTCCACCGATCAGGCATTAGAGAAACTCTCGGCCGGGCTACGCGGCTCGAGCGAACCGTTGCAGTCGTTGGGGATTCTTATCAACGCGGCTCAGGTCGAAGCGAAAGCGCTCGACATGGGTTTAGGCGACGTTAACGGCACCGTGTCGGAGGGCAACAAGATTCTCGCCCGCCAAGCGTTGATTATGGAAGCGCTCGGTAGCCAAGGAGCGTTAGGCGACTTTGAAAAAACGTCTGGCGGACTCGCCAACCAACAAAGGATTCTCTCAGCTCGTCTAAAGAATGTGGGAATAACGATTGGTACGGCGTTGTTACCGGTGGCCGGCAAACTCGCCGAAGTGGTGTCGAACCTCATCGGGTTAGGTGAGCGTTACGCACCTCAAATGGAGCAGCTACGCGACCGGGTGAAGGAACTGGGCGAACAGTGGTTACCGAAACTTCAAGAAGCCTTTATTAAAGTCCGAAAAGCGGTCGAACCGATCATTAGAAAGATGGTCGAATTTATTAAAACGAACCCGAAACCGTTTTTAATGGGCCTCGCCGCCGTCGTTGGCGTTGTACTGGTGGGCGCCATAGGTGCCGCGGTGGTAGCGATAGCCGGCATCGTGTTCAGTGTCGGCGGCTTGATCGTGGCGTTCGGTTTAGCAGTCGCCGCTATCGCATATTTGTGGCAAGAATCCGAAACGTTTCAGGACGTAGTCAAACAAGTATTTAAGGACGTGAAAGCAGTTGTTACCCCCATTATTGAGGGCATCATCGGAACCGTTGAGGGACTTAACGACACGTTCCAGGGCGTCGTTACGTTCCTGAAAGGTGTCTTTAAGGGCGATTTCAGTATGGCGATGGACGGCATCAAGGACATCGTGTGGGGGCTCGCTCGAACCATTCTGGCGCCGCTCGCAGCGATCAAAGGTACGTTTACGACGTTCTTTAGTCTTGACGCAGTACAAACCGCGATCAAATTCGGTTTAGATAAAATTATGGACTTTGTGAAAGCGATACCCGACCGGGTGGGCAAGCTCGCCGACGGGGCGTTTGATGCGTTAAAGAACGCTTTTAAGGCGGCGCTTAACTGGATCATTGACCAGTGGAACAAACTCGATTTCGGGTTTAGCGTCAAACTGCCGGGCATATTGGGCGGCAAAGAGTTTGGGATTGAGGATTTGATACCTGATATTCCGCGTATTGGTGGGGCGGCACCGTTAGCCCCGGCCGCGCTTTTGCCGTCGACAGCGATGCGCGAGGGCGCTGGCGCGGGGGCGACGATCAACAACATCACCATTAACAACCGTTCGGCCGATCCGCAAGAAACCGTCGCGACTATCCGCCGTTATAACCGGACCGCCGGCCCGGCGCCGGTCGATATCGGGTTTTACTGATGGCGACACCAACGCCAACCGTTGAAATCGGGTTTATTGGGCCGGCGTTCGATAACGCTTTCACACTGGACGACGCATTAAAAGGCAAACTTGACAGTGTCGACTATGTGTTAAGCGGTACCGAAGTGATGGCCGATCTGACCGCCCGGTGCGTTTCGTTTGTGACACGCCGCGGGCGCCTCGACTGGACACAACCATTTTCGCCGGGCATGGCCCAGCTACTATTCCGCAACACTGACGGGGCACTCGACCCGTTAAACACATCGTCGGCGTATTATCCGGGCATTACCGTTGGGCGAACCGTAACAATCAAATGCAACGGGCACCTCATCTATTCGGGACTCGTTGAAGACATAAGCCTCGGGTATGACACCGGCGGCGACGCATGGGTCACGGTCATCGCTGAGGACCAATCGAGCGAACTGGGGCTCAGATCGTTGACTTCGGGCACGTCGTTTAGTGAACAAACCAGCGGTCCGCGAGTGTCCGCCGTGCTGGCGAACGCAAATATTGGGTATGCGGGGGCGACCAGTGTCGCCGCTGGTAGCTCGACGGTGGCCGCGGAAACCCTGTCCGCTGACATCAACGTGGTGCAGTATCTACAAAAAGTGTCGAATTCGGAGCAGGGCTATCTGTATGTGAACCGTTCGGGGGTAATGACATTCGAGGATCGTTACGGACCACTGACAGCGGCGGCAACAGTCACGTTTTCCGACGATGGGAGCGACACCCCATACCAGAGCATCAACCGGAACCTCGTTAGCGCCGAATTGTTTAACCGTTTGACGGCGAACCGGACCGGTGCCAGCACAGTCACCGCGAACGAAACAGACAGTCAAGATTCTTACGGTATCCGGTTGTTACCGGTGGGCGAAGTCCTGGTGTTGAACGACGCGACGGTAACAAACATTCTCGATTTTTTGATGGTGCAAACCGCGTCGACAGATGTTCGAATTAACAGCTTGACCGCGGTGTTAGATACACAAAGTTCGGGGACACAAAACACCATCGCCCAACTCGAACTAGCCGACGCCGTGGATGTCGAATTTACGCCGCCCGGTGTCGCTCAGCAGTCCACAACGGGAACACTCCAGGAGATCGGGCACGCTTTCACGGTGGGCGAAACGTGGCGCGTTACGCTAGGGATGACACCGAAAGACACGACAAGCTATTTGATACTTGATAACGCCACTTTGGGGCGGCTCGATTACAACAGTTTAGGATTCTGATATGGCAGGCGCAGGATATAAACAATGGACCACCGGAGCGGTACTTACTAGCTCCGATATGAACACTTACGTCGGCGATCAAGTTGTGATGGTTTTCGCGGACTCGTCGGCACGGTCGACAGCTGTCAGTAGCCCGACCGAAGGCATGGTGTCGTATTTATCTGACACAAACGCCATCGAGGTCTACACGGGTGCGGCGTGGGCCGGTATCGGTGACATCACCGAAGTAGCCGCCGGCGCAAACATAGACGTAACTTCAGGAACCGGGCCGGTGCCTAGCGTGGCGCTCGCTATAGACGCCGCCGTGAGCTTCGGCGTGGACGGCACCGGCGTAGACGTAAGTTTTCATTCAGCCACCGCGGGCGACCTCATGTTTTGGGATGCCAGCGACGAGAAACTCGTTATCACTGGCACCAACGGCCAAAACTCGCTCGAAGTAGCCGACGGCGACGTTTCGATAACCGACGCGCTAACCGTCACCGGCACAACAACCACCTATCTAAACGTAATAACCGACTCAACAACGACCCGAACTCCGGCGCTGGCCGACGCGAGCGCATACATTTTGTGCACACACGGCTCGGGCATGACGATCACACTCCCCCAGGACTCGGCGGTGGCTTTTCCAACTGGCACCAACATCATTTTCGAACGCAACGGAGCGGGGACTCTTACATTCGCAGCGGGAACAGGCGCGACCGTCCGGTCGAAAGGCGGCACGCTGACCTGCGCGGACCAATACACGACCGTCGCAGCGGTGAAACAAGCCGCTAACACCTGGACTATCTTCGGGAACATCGGCTGATGTCTTTTGCCCTCTTAGGCGCAGTTTCGAATCAAGCCGGTGTGCCACCACTAACAGCCACCGGCGGCACAACATCCGAGGCGGGCGGCTACAAGTACCACACTTTCACTGCGTCATCCTCTTTTGTAGTGTCGAACCCTGGCGCTGATGGCGCTATTGAATGGGTCGCTGTAGCTGGTGGTGGCGGCGGTGGTGGTAGCGCCTACGCCGTGATCAGCAACTGTGGTGGTGGCGGCGCTGGCGGCTATCAAGAAGGCACGTTTACGGTTACTGCGACTAGTTACACGGTCACTATTGGAGCCGGGGGTTCGGGGGGAGCCGGCTACAACGATGGCGTCCAGGGCGGTGATACCGACGTGGCGACAATTCTTAGCGGTACCGCGAGCGCCGGCGGCGGCTATTCGGATGGTTACTATGGCGGCGATAGTGCATCTGGTGGCTCAGGTGGCGGCGGGGGTGACCTGCAATCAATCTACGACGGCGGAGCAGGTACAGCGGGCCAAGGCTACGCCGGTGGTGACGCCGTAGACCGATCCGCTGGTGGCGGCGGCGGCCAATCAGAAGTCGGCGGAAACGGCAGCAGCGGCAGTGGCTACCCCGGCGGACCTGGCGGTGATGGCAGAAATTGGCAATCGCTCGGGACTTCTTACGCCGGCGGGGCTGGTGGGGGAAGTTGGGGCGACGACGCCGCGGCGGGTGGCGCAGGTGGCGGCGGTAATGGAGCTTCCGGCGGCGCTGGTACTCATCCGACAAGTGGAGGAAGCAACACCGGGGGCGGTGGCGGTGGCGGGGCCGACAACGGCGCGGGCCGATCATCCGGCCCCGGAGCGTCTGGCGGTTCTGGCATCGTCATTATTCGCTATCCGTTCTAGGAGGCACAGTGGCCCATTTTGCAGAAATTGACGACAACCAAACGGTGATTCGCGTAATCGTGGTGGCCGACGAAGACACGGCCGACGAAAACGGCAACGAAATAGAATCCGTCGGCGTTGCGTTTTGTGTCGACCTACTGGGCGGCACGTGGAAGCAGACAAGCTACAACAACAACATCCGTCGACGGTTCGCTGGTAAGGGCTTCATCTACGACGCAGATCGTGACGCGTTTATAACACCGCAGCCGTTCCCGTCGTGGTCACTTGACGACAACCACGACTGGCAACCGTCGGCTCCACATCCTGACGACGGCGACCCATACGGCTGGGACGAAGAAGCCGGCAAATGGCAATCAGTGACCGATGATTAAGCAGTGGGCGCACGCCCTCAAAACGGCGGGCCTCAACGTCGAAGCGCTCGACGGCTGGCAAATGCGCGCCGCAAGCTCTTACAGTTTCGAACCCGTCGGAATCATGTTGCATCACACAGCCAGCAACGCCCAGTCGGGAAACATGCCATGCCGCGACCTCATCATCAACGGCCGGCGTGACCTTAAAGGGCCACTATCGCAATTCTTGATTGGGCGAAACGGCGACATTTTGTTAGTCGCGGGGAAGCGTTGCAACCATGCGGGGCGGGGCATGGCTGGCCGCATCGAACAGCTTCTAGCTGATGTTGAACCGCCCGACTATGGGCAAGGACTCTACGACGCACCGAAACCGGGGGCGTATCGCTCAGGGAATAAACACTATGTCGGATTTGAATGCGAAGCAGATGGAGTGGGGGAACGTTGGTCGGATGAACTGATCGAGGCAACGGTCACGGCGTGCGCGGTGTTGTGCATTTTGCACGACTGGAACCCATTAACCCGAATTTTGATGCACCGAGAATGGACGAGCCGCAAAGTAGACCCCGACCTGCGGATACCGTGGCGAAAACTCATTAGCGACGCCGTCGAAACCGGGGGGTTTGACATACCGGAGCAAGCGGCACCCCTCCCACCCCTAAAACCTCGAACGCTAAGAAAAGGCGACATAGGCCCCGACGTTGCAGCAATACAAAAAGTTTTGGGCATCACAGCAGACGGCCATTTCGGGCCTCTAACAGAATCCTACGTTTTGGCTTTTCAAAGAAAACAGAAAATAGGTGCTGATGGTGTTGTGGGGCCTGTCACGTTTGCCAAACTGTTAGCGAAACAAAAGCGACCAATATTGCAAAGGTGGCCGGATGAAGTTTTATAGCAACCTGCTCGAACGGGCGATCCTCACTGGCGTGCAAGCGTATCTGGGGATCATGGGAGCTGATCAGCTCATGTCGTTCGACATAAGTCAACAAGAAATGGCGGCGGCCGCTGGTATCGGTGCGGCGTTGTCGGTAGTGAAATCGGCGATAGCGCGCAAACTAGGTGCCGGAACCGCCGACTTGTTCGACGCGTGACCATTGAGGACGTCGCCGCACGCTCCGATGCGTGGCGAACGTCAATCGAGCAAATACTTAAAAACGTTAAAGCGATTGTGGGCGCAATTATCGCGGCCGGTATCGGCGTTTGGGCGTTTTGGCCCGATAGTGAACCGGCACCAACGGCACCAATCACCGACGCCGCTTGTGTGGCGCTCTTAGAGTCGCTGCAGGATGAAAGCGTGAGACAATGGTCCGAAGCCCAATGGGGCGTATTCGAAGCGTCACAGAGAGCGCTGGAGTGTGACTAGTGGACGACCTCGAAAGCGACTTTAAACAAATCAAAGTTAGCCGGCTCACGTTGGGGCTCATAATGACCGTCGCAACGGTAAGCGCGGTCATAGTTTGGAACGCCGCCGCGGTGAGTAACAAAATCAACACACTGTCCGCCGACATCGAAAAAGTGCAAACCGAAATGGAAGAATACGGCGAACCAGACAGCCAAGTTTTGACGCGCTTAGATTCAATCGAACGCATGGTCGAAGGTTTCGACACTCAGGAAATAGGGAACCGTTTAACGAACCTGGACCGGGGCGTACAACTCGGCGAAGAACGGTTAGACGAACTCGAAGAACTCGTCGCAGAAATAAACGAGCTTCTCTATGACGGCGAAATACGCTGGCAACTCGACGACCTGTTTTGGCGTACTGACGGCGTGATCCAGGCACTCGAAACTAGGCAATGGGGCGAAGATTTCATTAAAGAATGGTTCGGGCATAACTGGTAGTCCTTGACGCCGCCCAATAATTTTGGTGTTCTTAGGTCATGCCTAGTGAAAACGAATGGATTGCCGTATCCGAAACTTACGGCGCGGTTGTGGCCGCTTTAGTGAAAGTGGCCGCCGAAATAAAGCCGGTCGCGAAAGCGGGTAAAGCAGCACAAACAATGGGCGGGTATTCGTTTCGCACCATTGGGGATGTTGTGAACGCTTGCTCAGGACCAATGGCCCGAAACGGTTTAATCATTATTCCCGCGATGACAGAAACAAAGTCGGAAGTGTGGAACGACAAATGGAGAAAAGAACACGTCCGTTTCCGTTTCCGAATAATGCACGTTTCCGGGGAATATATAGAAACCGAAATCGTGGGGCAAGCCTTAGACAATAGCGACAAGGGAGTCGGGAAAGCATTTTCCTACGCCTTAAAAGAACTCCTCACCAGAATGTTTCTTATACCAACGGACGACGACACCGAAAACACGAACTACGGGGAGAAGTAATGGGGCAACCGACACTATGGGGGGGCGTGAACCCCGAAGAAACCGGGGGCGCCTACCGCAAGACCGGACCGGCGAACAGTCTCCAAGCGGCCAAAACGACTCGCTCAGGTAGCTGGCACGCATGGATCTTAGACACGCTGCTATCTGTCTACCCTGAAGGGCTCACCGCCCGAAACATCGCCCAACATTCTGATACTTCAGGTAAAGGAACGCTGACACCAGAGAAATCGGCGACCCGCATAAAGGAACTTCACGACCGCGATTTAGTCGACTATGTGTTAGACGAAAACACGGGGCTACCGGTCGAAGCGCCAACGACTGAGGGCAACACCGGCCGGTTGCATGTCCTCACCAGGTGGGGCTACAACGAGGCATTGTCGTTGCATGCGGACCGTATCACCAGGCTAGTACAATGAGAGAAGCCGACCTACAAGCAACCATATTGGACGCCGCCAAGTTGTTCGGGTGGATAGTGCAACACAACGCCGACAGTCGCCGCGCCCACGCCGGCTGGCCCGACCTAGTGTTAGGACACCCGCACCGCTCAGAAGTCGTTATATGGGAAATCAAAACCGAGAAAGGACGAGTCACACGCGAACAAGGGGTATGGCTAACGTTGCTCGCAGAATCAGGCTATGAGGCTCGGGTGATTAGACCAGACGACTTGGAGTGGGCAATAGACCGCTTACAGCACCCGCGTTCTTGTTGGGGGAAACCAGATGACGAAACCAAAAAACACGGTGAATAGTGGCGACGCTCGTTTAGCTGAGGACATCGGCGAACAAACGATTACTAAAGAGACACGCCAGCAAGCGTTCGCGCTTGATGACGCTAAACGGTGCAAATGCCACAAACTCTT